ATGGCAATCGAATATGCAGTAATCGCAGGCGGCTGTTTCTGGTGTACAGAAGCGGTTTTTAAAGACGTGATTGGCGTTGAGTCAGTCGAAAGCGGTTACACCGGCGGCGAGCGCCCTAATCCGACCTATGAGCAGGTCTGCAGTGGTGCCACCGGTCATGCAGAAGCCATTCGCATTGGCTTTGATCCTGAGAAGGTCAGCTATGGCGATTTGCTGGACATCAGCTTTGCCACGCATGATCCAACACAGCTTAATCGCCAGGGCAACGACATCGGCACTCAGTATCGCTCCGCCATTTTTCCCGAAACACCCGAGCAGGAAGCTGAAGCCCGTGCCGCGATTGCACGCGCTCAGCAGGATCATGATAAACCGATTGTCACAACCATTGAGCCATTAAAGGCCTGGTATCCGGCAGAAGGTTATCATCAGGACTATTGGGAAGGTGCCGGCCAGCGAAACGGCTATTGCATGGCGGTGATTCCCCCTAAACTGCAAAAGCTGCGCAAGAGTTTTGCCAGTCGGGTTAAAACCGCCCAGTAACCGCCTGCCGCTGAGCGGACTTTACACTGCGTAAAAACGGGCGTTTTGTGATTAAAAAACCCGATTTTGCGCAGCCTTAACGCGATTCGTTCAGAGCTTAAGCGAATAGAAAAAAAGAAAAAAATAGTGCTTGACCGTTTCAGGTCGACTCCCTATAGTAGCGCCCCGTTGACCCAGCGCGGTCAGCAACAATTTGCGGTGAGGTGTCCGAGTGGCTGAAGGAGCACGCCTGGAAAGTGTGTATACGGCAACGTATCGGGGGTTCGAATCCCCCTCTCACCGCCACATATAGTAGGACGTTACAGGGACAAAGTCCCGTGTAGACTGGATTCCGAGACTACACAGAGACAACGGCACTACAAAAAAAGCACAAAATAATGCACGTGAAATGCACGCGCACTTTGGGCTCAAAGAAAAAGCCTCTGATTAACGTCAGAGGCTTTTCTGTTTGTGTCTAATTGAAACAAAAAATTATGCCTCTGCCGGACTCACCGGCCAGGTAATATCCGGTGCAGTTGACGTATCCACACGGTTGAGCAGTACGCGATATTTCTTCCAGTCGTTCAGCTGCGCTTTTTCCGCACCCGTCGCCATATCCAGATCGACAGCATCCTGGAGTGGATCGATTGCGACAGTCGCTGCAGCCATCAGGTTTGTTTTTTTCGTCACCGACACAGCCACCAGTTCCTCTTTTGTAGGCGGTGGAATATCTCCCCAGGCAGGCAAACCGTCTGCCCCTGCCACCCTTATTTTTCCTGCCGGTGCATTCGTGAATGTACTGAACACTTCCTCATCTACCTCTTTCCCGTCATCCGGCCATGAACCTGCAGCCTCGTAATTTTCTTTCAGTGACAGAGGGTAAAAGGCATTGTTTTTGGCACTGTACATGTACATCGATCATTCCCCTATGGCGAAAATATAAACGGTGGTGGCGACGCGAACCTTGCTGCCGTCATACGCTGAAACCAGGCATGAGCTGGCGTTATAAATCGCTGCTGACGCCCAGTTAGGCACATTCACATCGACAGGAGAGGCAACAATCATATTGGCACCGGACATGAACGGGATGGGGAAACTTACCTGAACAGCCGCTGACGTACTTGTGGTGACCTGGAACCACTGCAGGATTTTCCCGCCCGGCAATTTCTGCCACCCACTTCCTTTGGTAAATGAATTCATGTCCGGGATCTGATTCGGACCAGAACCCACAGTATAAGTGGAGGCATTACCCAGACCGAGGTTATTCCTTGCATCCGCAGCCGTTGTCGCGCCAGTCCCCCCGCTTGCTACCGGGACCGTGGTCATTGTTGCGACGGGACCCAGCCCGAGATTAGTCCTCGCGGCGTCGGCTGTTGTTGCTCCAGTGCCGCCGTTTGCGACAGGTGCTGTATCCTGGACTGAAAGCGCTCCCAGCCCGAGGTTAGTCCTCGCATCTGCCGGTTTTACCGCGCCCGTTCCTCCCCGGTCTACTGGCAGGGGGATAGTCTTGCCTGTTGAATCCTGAGCGCCCCACGTTCCGCTGTTGGCCATAACAAGCGAATAATTGTTATTGGGCGACAGCATGTAGTTATAAGCGCCGGCAGACTGGTCATTGGTTGACGAAAAGCCCTGCAAGTTAAGATTTTTACGGGCATCAGATGCGTTTTTCGCGCCGGTTCCGCCGTTGCCCAGGGCCAGCGGGATAATACCGGTATCGGTATTCCATGCGCCCCAGCCATTGTTATTTACAAGAATGTAGCTTTTCTTGTCCGGTGAGCGGATATGCGTTTCGTCGGGTGTCTGCTCATATCTGTCGATACCCAGAGCAGGTATAAGAGCAGTGACGAAATTAGATAACAGCGTGGCAATGTCGCCATTGTCTTTTGCGTCCAGCCCGGCAGCTGCAATAAGCTGTCCTACCATTGCAGCTACTGTTGTGGACTGCCTCAGCGCCTTGTTGATTTGTGCTGAGGAAGCTTTGCCCGACTGAAAACCCGTCTGGAGTGCAGGAAGATTTTCATAGTCACCCTGCGGTGTGACGTTCGCACTTGCGTCCGTTGCGAAAGCTTTAAAATTGTTCACTGACATCAGAGTTTCGTCTCCCATGCGCCGCTGTCAAAGCCCGATATGAACCCGTTTTCCATATCGAAACCAAAAAATGTACTTCCCTCTGATGGTGTGATGACCGAGGGGATTTGAATACTTCCGGCAAATACGCCCGCTGCTTTTACTGTCAGATAGCCCTGACGGATGGCCGCAATGAGTTCTCTCGACACCAGGCTGATATCCTTTTCAGGAAACACCCAAAGCCCGACTGTCATGTCCTGCCCGTCTACGATCTGCATCGTCAGGCCGGAACCGGCCAGCGCGTTATCCAGAATTCCTTTTAACGAACCGTTGGTGCCGTCCCAGTTGTTAATAGCGATTTTGGCTTTGAGGATAATCCGGTAGGTTTCATCACTGAGACGGGTATAGCCGCTGTCCGGATCATACGGCCCCTGCCAGACACCCTGATCCCAGCCCAGACCATCCGTATCAAAGGAGAAATAAACCCCTGAAATAGGTATGGCCACCGTGCGGCTCCGGCCTATCCATTCCCCGAGGGTGTCGAGCTGAACGCCCACGGCCTGATCGATATCAAAGGCCGTCAGGAGCCCGTCCATGGCACTGCCGGTATCCGTGAGGGGGCGTGTGGACAAATCGACATGCTGTGTAAAAAGAGACTTAGTCCGGTGATAATTCGTTATCAGGTCGGTGTATCTGCTCATGACGCCACCGTAACTGTGATGTTGTCCACTGAACAGGTCACGGCCTCGTTAAAAGCCGTCACGATATTGGCCGGTGCGACCGTTGCCGCAGAACGCCCGATCTGCAGGCTGTTGATGTCGTAATACCGGCTCTCGCCCCCGCTCACCACGCCGAGGTTTGCCGGTGAGTAAACCCGGCTCAGCAGCAGATCATCACCAATACCCAGCGAGTTAACGTAATCCGCAATCGCCTTTTTGATGTCATTACCGACCTGCGTCGTGTAGCCCTGAAACACCTTAAGCGTGATGGCCACAAATACAGGTACCGGGGATGACCTTGAAAAACTGATGGTGTGGGGGTTTTGCCACGCGTCAGGCACGGTAACGGAGGTACTGCCAAACGTGGCGACGCCCTGCCCCTTTTTGCTCTGGATCACCTGAGCAATGGCGTTCACGTCTCCACCGTCAACAATTGCCGCTACGGAGTGCGCAGGCAGTCCGTTTGCGTCCTGGCTCCCGGTGTCGTTTTCATAGAGTTTGTGACGCGTCACGCCGGTAACATTCGCGATCGCCCCGTCCAGCGCTGCAAATGGCGTCAGGGACGGAAGCGCAACACTCTGCCGCTGGCGGATGCGAAGTTCTGAATCCGATTCTGCTGCACTTCCAACCGTGGCCGCTGACGCATTAGTAACGCTCGTCCAGCCGCGCGTGGGCGTGTTAATTTTACTGACCGAGCCCGCCACAGCGGCAACAGCGCCTGACATCGCACAGGTGGAAGTGGCAATCACGGTACCGCCCGGGCCGATGGTCACGCTGGCAGGCAGGTTCCAGATAATGCCGTTGGCGTCCTTGACCGAACCGTTGGTAATCGTGGTACCCGCCGTACCGCTCAGCGTCAGGTCAGCAGTTGAGTTCGTGGCCGCCCGGCGACTGATACCATTAATTTTAACGTTACGTGAAAGCGCGTCGGTCATACCTGTTGACGGCGAAAACGAGTTGTAAACCGCAATGGCGGTGTTGTTGGCATCGTGAATGGCCAGCGCCACCAGAGCTACCATCTGACCGTCTTTACTGTCCGGGTCCAGATAGGCATCGGTACCGTAAATCTGCTGAAAGTAGCCGGTGATGGTGGTGAGGATGGTCTGATAAGCAGGCGCACTGATGCCCTGGGCGGTTACCGTTGCCGATAGCCCCAGCGTGTCTAGGTTGAGAGCCATTAAGCCTCGCTTGTAACGGTAGTCGTCCCGTAGATGGTGTCGATCGTCGCGGTGAAGATTACCCGGCGACTGGTGGTGTTCAGGTTGGTATCGAAAGAGATAAGGGATTTAACGCCCCGTGTCTCAAGAATGCGCTGGCGTATGGCGAGGCTGTACGTTTCCGGCTTCTGCTTTCCGAGTACCGACTGTATCCATGGGGTGCCAGCCGTGGTATCAAGAAACCACTGACCGTACCAGAGCAGAAAGCGCGTTTTCACTGCCTGCGCCACCGCCTCGGGTGAGTTAATCAGCCAGGTATCATCGCCACGGCCAAATGTGTAATCGCCGTCAGTGTCTTCGCGACGGTATCGCATTAGCTCACCCCGCCTGTATTATCGTTGCCTTTTTGAACACCGCTGTGAGTGTGCTGATCGCTAATGTCTTTGCCGTTAGATGTAAGCGAGCCAATGAACTGAATCGCGCCCGTGATTTTTGCGGCTGTGCCTGATGCAATACTACCCACCATGCCCCCAGCCCACGTTAACAGCCCCGAAATCGTTACTGCCTGGCTGAATGTGGCCAGCGGCGTCGTAACATTGAAGCCGCCCGGAGCGACGACATTGACGCTCTTGCTGTTTGGGTCTAGTTCAATATAAGCCGCCCCGTCATCAGTTCGCATCTGTAGGGTTGTGGTGCTGATGCCGGATATTTTCTGCGCCTGAGACTGAGGCCCAACGATGGCAAAAGCATCTGATAAATCATGCTGACGCTGATCGACAGGCTCCTGAACGCCACCGTTCTGCCACCAGAAATCGATGCACCGATCGGAAAATATCACTAGGCACTCGTCGCCAACCTTAACCGGGAAAGTGATTGTGCAGCCGCCGCCTCGCGGAAAGATAACCGGCACGTCCATCAGTAACGGTAGGGACGCTGACTGAATTTGTCCCTTTGCGTCAATGCCCTGACCCGCTATTGCAGGCTGAACTGTGCAGGTGCATGTTGCCGGATCGAATGACTGAACAATGCCGGGCAGAGACACGCGCAACATGGAAAAAATGGTGTTGTACAGCTGAGAATTCATGTGTTCGCTGCTACCCACTTGGGAATTTAACGAGACGGGCATTCGCTTTTCTCCGGACATAAAAAAACCCGCCGAGGCGGGTCGATAACTATTTTAAAACTTAAGCTGTCAAAGAATCAGGACTATTCATCATTTTATCAACTAAAGCATTTAACTCTTCTGCAACTTGCAAGGCGCTTAATGCTGAAACCTTGTTGATTTTTTGCTCGAGCCTATAATCAGCAGTTACCCTTTGAGCATGAAGCATTTTTAACTTGATGCCGATCTTCTTGACAATATTAACATCTAAATTGTTTATTGATGCAGCTTCACCATTGCAAAAAGCGGTATAAAAGCGCATGTGAACACCACCACGTAACTTAATGCCATCAGCATCATGTGTAGGAGTTTGTTGATTAGTAATTCTTAATGCTGAATGGTAGATTCCATAATAAGTTCGACTAACTGCATTACGCGTCCATTCCTCACCATTTTGTTGAAGTGATTCTCTAGCCAGATCGAAAAAACACATATGATTAACGGACATCAAAGCCTCCCGCTTGGAAGCATCCCACACACTCTGAGTTTTCAAGCCCAGCACTAATAATATCATCAGCTAGCTCATCATTAACTCTGGACAATAGAATGGGATCGTCTGTTTTTATCTCAATGAAAAGCGTATTTAGCTCATTAGAAACGTAAAAAGAATGGGAACCAGCCAAACGAAAGTGATACTTATCTGCAATTTCCATCATTAACTTGCCGATAGCCTTGAGTTCCTGAGAGTAAGCCTCATTTCTTTCAAGATAATCAAGAGTGTCATTGCAAATAATTAAATCACCAGTTTTTTCAACTTCCATTGCGTTGAGTACTGGCATAATCTCCCTTAACAATTCGAGATCTAGCCAGAAAGCTGCATTAACAGCTACTTCTTTAAGAATCCTAGGATTCCTAGAATTGATAGCTTTTTTTATAACTTCATACTGCCTAACGTGATAGCCTTTATTCCGGAGAGCCGTGGCAAAGTTGCAAAATGAAACAGAATCATCAGGGGCCAGAGCAATAGCTCTTTCGCAAAGAGAGCTCCCATATTCAATATCACCCATTACTAACCTTGCCAGCCCTTCAATAGCAACTGACTGATAAACAAAAGGGATTTTCTTAGCCTCACGAATGATGCTATGAATCTTGAGTTCACTAAGTTGGTTTTGACCAAGCGTTAATGAAGGCAACAATAGATCCAGAAGCTCGGCTGATTTAGGCTGCGCTATAGTCATTTATGTTTCCTGACAAGGTAACGACATTACTCAGTTTTTGTCCGAATTTTTGTTGTGTTTGCATTTTAACCAGCAAAGGATATGAAGAGTGAGTCTCTGAGAGTTCACACCAGTTTGGAATCCTCCTAAGCTGGTTACAGCCTACCTGCCAAATTTTTTAAAACGTTTATAAGACTACTCGGGTCAAATAAATAAAAGAGTGCTAATACAATCATCCCAATGATGAAGGCACCACCTATCAAACTTAGACATCCCTTATTGTCATTGCTCATTTTGTGTCCTTTTACAATTATAAGTCCAGAACTGGCGCGGCTCGTCCATGTTCTTACGGATCACTTCGACGTTGAGGATTGGCTTGCCATTTCTGGCAACAAAATCCATTCCCAACCAGCGACCCACTTCAGAACTGGGAACCATCCACTGAATTTTTACATTGTTGTAATCTTCTTTGGTCTGCAAGAAAGTGATTTTTTGCGTCTCTGGCTTCTCATCATTGATTCTGGCAAATCCATCTTGCTGCTTCCATTTGATAAGGAAGGGACCACAAGCGGTATCCGCCATAGCTGATGAAGAGAGAAATAAAATCAAAGAAGCCCACACTGCCGATGTTTTCATGTGTACTGTGCCGCATCCAAACCTTTCGAGTTGAGCAAATCTTTGCTCCCCTTAGCCAGACAGAGCAAATCCATGTACCAGTTCTGCCCGCGCGTATCACCAGTATAATCAATACTGCCTACTGTGTAATCACCATCAGTATTTATTGCGGCCGGTTGCGAACCTGGGATGCCATCGACATATAGATTGCCGTCGCTGGCGCTTTCATTCAGCCTGGCGGGTGACATCCCGATTTGCTCATTACTGAGAGCTACACGGTAGACGGATGCCTGATCGAGGCGAACCAGACCGCCCAGCTTGATGGCCGGATTAATCAGGCACCGGACGTTTACCCCTGCCCCCATCGTCTGCTGTGGCATCCCGATCAGGCCGGTACTGGAGTTAAGTACCACCACCTCGTCGATGTATTTCGACTCAGGAACAATATTCACCTGATTATTTTCATACCACCAGTTGGCATGGCACTTTCTGGCGATGCCGTACATCACATCAGAGGTGTTGCCCACCAGCACGCGCCCGCGGGGAAAAACCGTATCAGGGAAATCGGGTACCGATCCGGCTGTAATGCCATACGGCTGATACGTCTTCATGCCCGCTTCGAACAGGTCTGAATATTTCCAGCCAGCTGCCACGGTGGTTCGGATGGACGCATATAAATGCCCCTGCCAGCCATCAATACACTGCAGCAGCAGCCAGGAGTCGGTAACGTTGTCTTTACCGGCCACGGTGAAACGGATGTCGCCGTTAAAAATCATGCCGACATTGCGATCAGGATAATTGCCCGCTTCATCAGGGTTACCGTTATAACCGGCAATCACCTGAATGCGGGTGAATTCCTGAGACATGATGCGGTTCTGTGTAGCCGGTGAAAGGTTGTAAATTTTAAAGTCGCCCACGAACCCGTTAAAAATCGTCGCGGGCATCTTCTGAATGTTAAAGGTGACTTTCAAATCGGTAAGCGCTATCCCGTCGCCCTTGTCATTCAGCAGCTGTAATTCAAAATGACGCATCCAGTTCTGTGACATTCTTTACTCCGTGCGGATAAAAAGGTGACTGCAGATCCCGAGGTCGTTCTCGTCGGGATAATCCTGATCGTCAGCATCGCAGACCACGAACAGCGAAAATCCCAGATTCAGATACGCGTATTGCGCAAGCAGATCAGCGCCGGTCACCAGCGGAATGCCGCCCGCTATCAGCGCCCCCGTGCTGTCGTTCAAATCCAGATACCAGCAACCGGCGCGCCAGATAACGGTGACCTTATAGAGGCTGCCAGCTATCGTGGTGCTGAATGTCTGATTCTGGGGCTGTAACGGCATTTCGGTAATCGTCATGAAAAAAGCCCTTTCGCTGCGGATACTGCCGATCTCAGGATGGATTCAGACGGCTGTTTAGGCGTTTTGACGCCGCTGTCCTGAACCGCGCTGGTGTTAACGCCCAGCGCCATATTTTCCTTTGGTGCGCCCTTTATAGTCCGCGCCTGCGTGGTGATGACTTCGCGAAGGGTCAGCGTGGCCATCAGCACATTTTCCGTTGCTTTGTCCGTGGTGACGTCCAGCACACGGATCAGCATGTTGCTGTAAAGCCGCTTACCGGTTACCACGTCGAACGGCTGACGGGAGCGCTGCAGATCGAGCAACTGTGCGTAGATTTCTTTAGGGCTGCTACCCAGCGAAAGGCCGATAGCTGAGGTGTTGAGCAAATCCAGTACAGAACCGCCCCCGGAAAAGCCAATTTCCATAACCAGTTCAGAGGCGCGCCGGTAGGCATGATCGGCAACAAATCCTGCGCCGTCAGCGCTTGCGCCTGCGGCCTCAGACGTCACCCGTTCAACGGGATGTTCGGTTATCTCCAGCACGTCACTGTGCTTTTCGCTGATGACAACATCGGGGATGATGATGCCGATTTTCCGCGACCGCTGGTGCAGCAGTACCGAGAGAATGTCCATCAGTTCCCCCTGTTCATCTGCTGTGTCGCGCGTGAATTAACCTGGTTCTGTTTGTCGGCAATAATGTTGCCCGCCTCACGCGGATCCGAAACGCCGTGAATATTGATGACCGTTTCCTGATGCATTGAGGCACCGCCCGGCATATTGCTGAGCACGCGGGGAACGTAGTTGCGCGTTTCCTGTGGCATCAGCGCCATGCCATATTTCTGGACGTTGCCCAGGCCCCAGTTATAAGAGGCCAGCGCTTTGGTCAGGTCGCCGCCATTGGCTTTCAGCAACTGAGAAAGGTACTTTGCCGCCGCCTGTGCTGATTTAATCGGGTCGAACGCTTCACCACGGCCCAGCCCCATATCGCGGCCGGTAACCGGCATCAGCTGAAAAAGCCCCTGCGCACCGGCACCGGAAACGGCGTTGGGATTACCGGATGATTCGGCTATTGCCACACTGCGCAGCAAACCTTCCGGCAGCCGGTAAAGCTGTTCCAGCCTTTGCATCGCCGGTTGCATCCAGCCCAGCAGCGCGGCACCGTCTTTTGTCGGCTGCGGACGCTTGCCGTCACCGAACCAGCCGTTAACGGTCTGGCCGATGCTGCGCGGATCAAAACCGGTTTTGTCTTTAAACCAGTCGGCGGCATTGTTTGCGCTGGATGACACGACAGGCATCGCATCGGCATTTTCTTTGCCCTGGTGCAGTATCTGACTGCCAATGCGGGCGGCATCAGACCAGCGGCCCTCGTTAATGGCGCTGAGCAGGTCGCCAATCATCGACAGCATTTTACCGAACTCGCCAAACTGCTTTGTCAGGCTGGCAATGTCACTTTTCAGCGTCCAGTTTTTAAGGTCGATGTTGAGCAGGCGCACAACCTGATCGCCCGCGTCCCTGAACGTCGATTTCAGCTCTTTGATGGCTTTCAGGGCAGCGTCAACATCCGGCTGCCACTTTTTCCAGTCGATCAGGCTTTTGCCGCCTTCCTTCCACACCCTGTAATCGTCATAAAGCGCGAAGATTGCCAGGCCTAACGCGGTGACGATCCCCACCGGCGACATCAGAAATGCAGAATTCAGCACGCGCCAGGCAACCACCAGGCCGCCGAAAATTTCGATAAGCTGGCGCGTGCTCTTGTCCAGCTTGTTCCACCAGTCCCGGATGTCGCCCGCTGCCTCGATGAGCCGGAAAACCACCTTCCCGATGGTGTCTGCCAGCCACAGAATAAGTTTTATCCCGCCGGTCAGCGCCGCTTCAATTTTTGGGAAATTATCGATGACCTGTTTACGCAGGCTGTCGATGGAGCCCGCCAGACCGCCCGCAAGGTTTGAGCCGATTTTATCCCGCGCCATGCCCGCCATTTCACCGAACGACCGCAAAGAAGTCATGAAACGGTTAGAGCTCACGGCGGCCGCATCGGCGTTATAGCCAATGGCCTTTGCCATCTGCGTATACTGCGCGGAGAACTGGCCCACGCCACGGCGCATTGCCATCAGCGTGTTTTCATCAATGCCCAGCATCTGCGCGTACTGGTTGGCGCGGTAATACGGCATATTGCGCAACTTATCGCCGACACCCGTAAAAATACTGGCCATGTCGCGCATGTTGCCGCTGGCGTCCCGTGTCTGCACGCCCAGACGGTTGAGAAAGCCCTCAGCGCCGGGATTGCTGCGCATGAAATGGGCGAGGCTTTCCAGCGATGACCGCGCACCGTCAACGGTCCCACCCATCTGGGACACGGCAAAACCAATCTGCTGGATGCCCGCCACCGTTGCGCCGGTGCGCTGCGACATCCAGTAGAGATTATCCAGACCGCTGGCGATTTTCGCCGTAAACGCCACCACCGACAGCGCCGCCGCCTCAACCGCTGCACCCAGCTTTACCGCCTGCAGTGTGGTGGCCGCTATCGTGGCGTCAAACTTTTTCGCGCCGGACTCGTCCACCTGAAAGCCCAGGGAGATTAAAAAATCCTTGATAACATCAGCGTTCATTATCGGCTCTCCAGCGTGCTATGCGGGCTTCATTGTCGGCCTTCATATCCAGCCAGTCGTTCATACGTGCAAAATCGGCGAGGTCTAACTTACCGTCTGTGAGGGATTCATAGCGACACACGCCCTCGATAACAGGGCGCATCAGAAAATCCTCCCCGTCCGGCAAGGTATCGAGCGTCAACCCTGCGGCGGCTGGCCCTCCGTCACGCTGTCTGGGGGTGCGGGCAAAAAATTTCCCAGGCTGTCGCCCACCACGCGACCGACAATCTGCAGCATGCTGAACAGGTCGATATCATCGAACGCCAGATCGTTGCCCTGCATTACCGGCACCCAGCGGTCTTTACCGTGCGCACGTTGTACCACTGCCAGGCACGGAAAGATGATCGCGTTGGTGTCTTCTTCGCTGAGCCCCGCCACCGCATCGGCAATTTTTGGCAGCACCGTTTCGATGGTGCTGTTGACGTTGCCACCCTGTGACGATTCGCGCAGCGCCTGAAAATCTCCCAGCATACCGGCCAGTACCGGCAGCAGCTTGCGGGACACTTTAAGCTGGTCGAACACGCTCAGCTTGTGAGCGCTGTAGCGGACGCCTTTGATTTCAAACTGCATTATCAGAACTCCCCTAAGATTTCGTCGATTTTGCCCGCATCAAACACCCAGGAGACGTTGCCGGCCACTTTCGGGTTGTTCCAGTCTGGCTGTTTCTGGAACGCACAGGCGCGTGCAGTAACGATGTCACCGGATGCCTTGTTACGCAGGACGATCACGTTATTGCCCCACAGCGCGGACGAAACCGACTGCGCGTTATACATCAGGGACAGTTTCTTGTTCACGGGGGACGTTTTCTGCAGGTTGACGGTTACGGTCCCGGCTTTGCCTGCATGCAGGCTGTGCATTACCTCACCGTCAGCGCCGATCATCATGGTGTTTTTGGCCTCCGACATGGTGACCACGATCCCCTCATCAGAGTTTGCGGAACCGTAACCCAGATCGATAATGCCGGTCGGCCCCGTCAGCGAGGCCGTGATATCCATAAAACTGTATGCACCACTCATTGATTATTTTCCTCAGCGCATGACGTTAATCTGAACGCTGGCGTAGTGGATTGCTCCCGCCAGCTTACAGGCCACCTGAACCGGTACCGACTTACGCGCTTCGCGGTCAGCCTGGGCCTGTGACGAAATCGCGGGCATGTAGACGTAATACCCCTTGGTCAGGGTATCGCCCGTGGAAAGCTGGCCAATCTGGCCGCCGTTCCAGACGCCGGGTGCGATCAGACCGTTGTTCACCGCCTGGTCCATCGAGGCTTCCACGTTTGCCATGATGCGCGTGTTACCCGCATCGGTCTGCGGCACCTTCGTTCCGCTGGTGTACAGCAGGTTAAAGAGGTTGGTCTGTACGTAGTTCTGCAGCCAGTCGAGGCCGTGGCGCTCGTCGAAGAAATCGCCGTTGCCCATGACGCCCTGCTGCAGAATGGCCGTGTCGTTGGCGTAGTACACGTAAACGTTGCAGTTCTTCGCATCCAGCGCGGCCGCCTGTGCGGGCGTCAGGCTTTCATAGGTGATGCCGGGCTCCTGCTTGAATTTCAGCGTGATGGTGGTACCGAATCCGTTAAAGTCCACGGTAAAGGCACGGCCAAACGCCGAAATTGCCCCGTAATTGCTGGTGGATGAATATTGCACGAACGTGCGGCTGTATTTCGCCGCTTTCACTTTCGACGCGATATCGGTGTTCACTGTAGTGAGCAGCGCATCGGTGTTTTTCGTGGTAACGGCAAGAATGCGGCTTAACGATGAGGACTCAATCGCGGCGCATACCGGCAGCAGGTCGTCGTCTTTACGGTCGGCGTCATACGTTACGCCGAGACCGTACCAGTTGGTAAAACCCAGGCAGGCATTTACACCATCGAGTAAGGTCTCAACCTTACCGACCTCTGCCGCTGCCAGCGTTTTCGCCCAGCGACCGACATACACCTGCGAAGGCGTCGGCGACTGTGAGAAGTACGCCACGGCGGCAAGGTATTCCTCACTGTTGGTACCGAAATCGGTTCCGATGCTGGCCGCCGAGGTATACAGGCGGATACGTTCGGTCAGCGGAATGATGGTTGCGCTACCCAGGATGAGCAGTGAGCCAAAGTTACGGCCCGCCGCCGCCCTCGGCGACATAATGATGTCCACGCTGGCAACGTTTGAAACGGGTAAGCCCTGCGTCATGGGTTATTCTCCTGAAATACTGAAAGGGGCGTCGGTCAGCGACTGGATGCCCCAGGTGCTGATGACTTTGCGGCGCAGGCGGACCATCACGTCGTAACGGCGTACCCACTGATTGTTAATGAGTTCCGGCGCGGGCCGGGTGCTGTCGCAGTCCGCCAGCGTTAATCCCCACTGGCCCAGCGTGTCGTTGTTCTGATTTACGGCGAGTCCGTCCCGAAACTGCGCGGCAATCTGCTGGCCGGCAGGCCCGTAAAAAGAGGCCAGGCACTCAACCAGTTCATGCCGCCACTGTTTGGCGGTAGCGTCGGTCTGGTTAACGTATGCAGGACCGGCATCAGCAGCAATGCCCGTCACGCCAAAAGCGCACCAGTTAACATCAGCAGCGGGAATGGCAGGCTGATCGGGTTGCCAGCGGGCAATGACGCGCCCGGGTGCCAGACCCGAGAGGTTCCGTATCCACTGGCTCAGGTGCACGTCCAGCGGCGTGTCATAGTCGGTCGCGGCCTGCTGCGGGGTGAGCCAGCCGGGCTGGCCCGTGGTGTTACTGCTCAACGGGGCTTCCTCCGTCAAACGGCAACAGTTCGCAGTGCGCCTGAACAAAGCCCGCGCCGTATGCGGTGTACGGATCGACAAACGACACGCGGTAATCGCGCCCCTGGTATGTCACTATGTCCGCATCCCGTCCGGTCTGGCCCTGCGTCAGGCGTTCGGTGGTGACGATCAGGATTGCACCATGCACTACCTGCCCCGCCTCAAGCCTGCGGCTTTCCAGCGACTTATCTACCGTCACCACGCCAGCAAAAGGGGAACTCGTGACGGTATTTTTCCCGAACCCGTCATCATCAACGGCCATGCTGCGGCGCTTTACAACTAAGGTGGTATCGCAGAAGTCGGGATCAAAAAGAATGTCTGTTACGTCAAGATCCGGCATTTTTATCCCTCACAACGTAGGTGATCGAGCGGAGCAGTTGCCCGGTGTCATACAGCGGTTTTGTGCCGCTGCGGCCCCGGCTGCGGCGGGCGCGTAGCGTGGCTTCGGCAAGCGGGGTAAGCTGGTCACCGGCCGTGATGACGTTTCTGGCAGCATTTACCGCCTCAGTCCCTGCGCGGTTCAGCATCGCTTCGGCAGCGGACGCATTACCGCTGAGGACTTCAAAAGCGGCCTGCTTCATCAGCGCAGCCACCTTTTCGCGCGACTGCGCCACCCCCATGTGCAGAAACGGACGCGGCGGCAGCTGAACGCTGTAGGCGGCGACTTTATGCTGCGTGGCAAAATTGCTTTTCGCCTGCTGCACAAACTGCCCGTTGCGTTTGAAACTGCCATCGTCAGCAATCTGACGGTAAACGGTGGTCATGTGCTCCGGCACGCGTATGGTGCCTCCAAAGCTGTGCAGGTAGCCCAGTTCGGCGTTGTTGATTTCCATCCCGTCTGAACGTTTGGCACGGTCAGACGGAATGCCGACCAGCACATCGCGGTTGCCCAGCGTTTTGAGCGCATCGAGCACCGCCTGAGCATTGTCTGTACGGAGCACAAGACCGGATTTCACAGTTGCCGCCCTCCCGCACCGAACATGCAGAGTGTCTGATAAAACTCAGCGCCATAGCGGGTGTTGTTCCAGAAACCCGCGGCAGGATTGAGCGTTGACGAGTTGTCATAACTCACGCTCACCTTATCGACGGATTTTGATGAAACGATCCCGCTACTGGAGCCGCCCGCACGTCCCAGTGCTGCGGAACGGTTGTCGCCCGCCTGCAGCGTGAGGTAATGCGCGACGAACAATTCCACCATGTACGGGAACAGGCGCCCGAGCCGGTTCTGATCCAGCTGGATATCAGCCAGATTCAGCCGGAACTGAACCTGGGGATCGGGGTAGAGGGTGTCACTGGAAAACTGAGGAAAGTCGGTGCGGAACTGCTGGACAGACGGGAGAAGGCTATTTTTTGGCTCCATTGACCTGCTCCGTCAGCTCAGCAATTTTCTGCTTCTGCTCCTCGATCAGCGTATTGCGCTCAGCCAGACCTTCGGCAGCGGCTGTAACCTGCGCGGTCAGTTCACCGTTTTTAGCCGTTAACTCAGCATTCTGGGTGGTCAGATCAGCGATTCTGGCATTGAGCACACCAATTTCCGCCTGGCTGGCACCCTCACCGCCGTTGTCCGTTTTATCCAGCACTTCGGCATAGCGCTGCGTAAACCAGTGATCGGCAATTTCGTTTTTGACGTTATGAACACCGACATCAAAATCCGTTTTGTTGTACTCGGAGTCGTTGAACGTAAAGGGGATATGTACACGAATTCGTTTCATGGATTTTCCTGAAAGAAAAGGCCCCCTGCGGGGCCGGTTGTCAGATACCGTCTACGTACAGCATGGTGTCGCTGTAACGCAGCTCGACCGCACCCACCTTGCTGTAGTAGGTCACCAGCTGGCGCAGGTCGCGGTATTCCATCGGGGTACGCTGCAGCGGCACCAGCGGGAACTGAACGTACTTGCGGTCCTTGGTGTAAAACACCATGCGGTTTACGTTCTGCATCGCACCCGCTTCCAGCCATTTCACCGGCTGGATGTCCAGCGGCTTACCGTTCTGCTTGTAAGCGATGGTGTTTTCGCTCAGGTAATCCAGCAGCGAGCGGTTACCGGCATCGGAAACAATGATGCTGGACAGCAACGCATACTGGTCAGGCGGCAGGCGCAGCGAATCCGGTACCACGGCACGGCCGGTCTGTTTCCAGGCTGTGGTGAGACCGTCATTGATGGATTTAGCAATCTCCATCGCCGTACTGGACGCCCACGTTTTGGCAGCAGGAATGGTTTTAACATTCGTCTGGTTAAACAGCCCTTTCACACCCAGGATGGTGCTGCCCACGTAAACCTGACGGTCAACGTTCAACTGGTAGGTCTGGTTCATTGCTTCCAGCTTCTGGGAGTCAATCGGGCGTCCCATCTGTAGCGCGGAGGCCAGTTCGAAAACCGTCCATGACAGCTGACGCGACCAGGGCGTCAGTGGCAGCGTGGTTTTCTGGATATCCAGATCCACACCGGCAATCACGTTCGTGCTGTTGCTGATCCACGATTCGCCTTCAGTACCCACTGAACCGGGTGCAGCGAAACTGCTGTTTGAAAAGCTAGACATTTCGTCGGCAATGGAGACGTCTTCGCGCAGGTCAACGTCACGGCTCCACGTGTACGCCAGCAGCGGCATGTTGAGAACCGGATCGAAACGCTCCAGTTGCCCAATCAGGAACGCACCGGAATTATCGATGGTCTGTCGGTCGTAGGTGATCATATTCAGTGCTTTCCTTAAATATTGAATGCCAGTTCGGCGATGCCGTTGGCGTCGGTGGTACCGATAAAGTGCGCGTTGGTCACCAGCACGGTATTGGCTGCAGTGGCATCCGCCGCGGCTTCAAAACCGCCGATCGGCTGTGTTGCCGTTGCACCGCCCACGCGGATGTAAACCGCCCCGTTGTCCGCCACGGTACCGGCATTCACTTTGACGCCGATATAGCCACGCACCAGCGCATCGCCGGTGTAGTTCGCCGGGTTGGTCAACTGGCGAGCCAGGTCTTTGTCAGACGTGAACGGATAGGAGCGCACGCGGATGCCGTACAGCACGGCGGCGGTGTCACCTGCCGCCAGCGGCACAAACTTGCCGTTAACTTTTTTCCCCGGCAGGCCGTCACCGGCGAACGGGTTGGTGGTGTCCATCACGACAGGCTCTACCGTTGAATGATTCGGACGGGTGAGCGCACCGGGGTAGCTGAACGGCTGCGTTAGATAAATAGACTGACCTGTCATTATTTGGCCCCCTTCTTAGCCCAGAAATCTTTGTTTTTCTCATTCAGCGCGGCCACGTCGCCGGACTGCGAATTTGCGGTGAATACCGCCAGGCTCAGACCGCTGTTGTTGCGGCTTTTTGCCAGTTCAGACGCGCCGTTAAAAATGCTGTCCACGGTCGCCATGCTCATTTTGGCGAAATCAGGATTTTTACCTGACAGCGGTTCGATGAGTTTCAGACCGTCAGCGGTGCGCAGCGCAGCGCCCAGCACTTCGCGCTTGAGTGTGCCCATCTTGGAGCCTTCGGGCAGCGAGAAACCCGGCAGGATGAGTTCTGCACGTGAGAGAACGTCCTGCTGATAGCCGGCATCGCCGGTCATCTTCTTCTCTTCTTTTTTCTCTTCGTCGTCATCAGCATCGCCCGTTGGAGGTGCCATCTTATCGGTCAGTGCTTTCACAGCGGCTTCGATAGCGGCAATGCGCGTTTCGATGTCGCTGCTTTCATCCGTGACAGCGTTCGCGGGAGCGCCAGACGGAACAGCCGCATCCGGCCCTTCCACTTTCACCACCAACGTGGTTACGCCGTCGTCATCGTCATCGCCGACCATATTGTCTGGCGCGTTATTCAGCAGCTCTTCGGCAGCCGCTGAATCTCTGGTTTTCACCGCATTGCGCAGGCTGGCGAACCACTGCTTTGCTTTACTTGCCATTCTTATTGCATCTCCTATTGAACAGCGAATACCGGCCCGCCCATTAGGAACAAGCGCGATGTGATTACCCCGGATGTCGTACTGATTAGCCCGTCCGGGGGCGGTTTCGTCATACTCTGCGTTGTAGCCACAGGAAACCTGACGAAGGCCATCGTTGATTGCCTGAATGCCCAGGGCGTCTTTTATGACGAGATCGGCAATCAGAAGGTCTGACTGGTCACCCTGACCGCGCCGGACGCTGGAAGCATGACCAATGGCGAGTTGTCGCCAGTTAGCCGGGTCCACAAAAAGAATGTCGCCCGCCTCGTCCTCGGGATGGAGGATCACCACGGTCATGCCTTCAAAGGACGCCATCGCCTCGGGCGAGAACACCTCATCGGCCGAACGGGTGACGATAATTTCTCCGTCATCGTCGGGCGTGAGTTCCGGCAAATCCTCTGCGCGGTAGGCCTGGTCACCCAGGCGGGCGATTGGCACGTCTTTGCACAGCAACGAGCCATCGCCCAGCAGGTAACGGTTTGGACCGAGCCGGGTATTGAAGAAATATTTCATTGTCCACCTGCGGGAATCAGGCATAAAAAAAGGCCGCACGATGGCGACCTGATGTTTTGGTTTAAGTTTTCAATTTACTTATTTTATTGGCATGAAATACAGCTAATTTTTGCCACTAAAACACTGAAATACTTTACTTTTATTTGTTAGAAATTTTTCCGATCAATAATTTCATAAGCCAGTAAAGTACTGATGCATAAATGAAAATAACGACAAGCAGTGAAAAGAACGTTACCGGATCCGTTCCGGCTTCATAAACATCAGCCTGATAACGCCCGAAAAGCTCATGAGAATGGTCAACAAGCCATGCCGTCAGCGGATACAGTGGCATTCCGTATCGCGAGATCATAAACGCCACGATAAAACAAAAAACGAACCCTGACACCTTCTTAACGAATTTTGCAGTTTGCAAAGTTACTGTCTCCCTGAACATCAACGTAGCCATATGCCATTAATCCATTTCGTGAACCGGGTACGCGCACTTTCTTTATGCGTAACAGGGCCTGCCTGACTGTATAGAAATCAGGACGATTCACGAATGTAATACAGCCTTCGCTTTCTCCTGAGCCATCGGGTCGGAGAGGATGCAGACGAAAGCCGCCACGTGCGACACCATTGATAAAAACAGAGTCGGTCATCGTCTGAGAATTAAAGAGCGCAAACCATTCTGAATGATCAGAGTTGTTCCAGAAATCAACAACCCACCCTCTAATCTGGTTTGCAATACTGCCTTCGGGACGAGATACAATCCAGTAACGTCCGACAGGAATGGCACTGTTAGGCAGGTAAGCGCAATTGGGGTCATTTGTATAAGGTTTCTGACCAGAAAAGACCGGAAAGGTACCCACACCATATACGTGTAGCTTCGCTTCCCCACCGCCTTTGGTCAGGTCGTTGTAACTCATTGTCATTACTAGCATGAAACACTCCCTGTGAATTTTCAGGCATAAAAGTAAACGAATGAACTTTATCACTTATGCAAAATGAAAATAACGTAACTATTTCCTATTTGCACCCCAGTTACTAACCGCGATGGCATTACGCTGCAACACGAACGGGTTTGCCATCGACTGTCACAATTCGACGCAAACCATCGGCACTATTGATCCGGGTCACATTACTGTGTGCAAACACCACCTCACACCAGCACCTGCAGTTGGGAAGCGCACCAGCATGGCCCGTCATACCGTCGAGTGTTGGCGGGCTTGTCCAGTAAACAAACATACCTTCCATTTTGGTGTGAGAATGCCGTACATCACCATCATCCGCCGTGCGCCATATATATCCTAGCGAACCACTCGCCACTGCTCTGGCCTGAGTCATGGCAGTTACCGCACGGCCTGTTTCTGTCCGCGCGATGAGTTTTGCCCGTGAAGCCGCCACATCCCCGGATGCCGCGATTTCTTTCGCAAACGCATCGGCACGGCCACCCGCCGCCATGGTTTCAATCGCGCGATTCTGGATATCGTAAATGCGTCCTGCGACTTCGAGCGGCAGCGATTTGATGTATTTCACCTGCTCGGTAACGATGCTGCGCATGACCTGCCCGGTGGGCGTGTTGTTAATGACATGACGCAGCTCAGCGCCGATCTGCTGACTGTTCTCGCGCCACTCTCTTTCACTGTGCCGCGCTATGGACGCGGCAAAGCCCGTGGCGACCTGATTGGCCCAGCCGTCAATGATTTCGCTGTAGCGCTCCAGCGCATCCATGATTTCGGTAACGCTGTCATTTGAACCATCGTAACGGCCATTTACGATGTCGCCCACCGCCCGCGCTATCTTGCGTAGCTGTGTGGTGTAGCTGATTTGCACCTGCTTCGGGATCCGGCGCGTCGTCATCACTTTCTTCGGTGAACCCTGGCGGCTCGGCCCCTTTGGCATTCTCAATATCCTCATCGGTGATGTTTGAGCCAATACCCGTTACGCGGGATGATTCGCGCAGTTCCGCCATAGCAACGTGCAACGGCATCAGGCCGCTGTCGATGGCCGCATTAAGCGTATCAACCGTGTTTTTTGCCACAGTAGAGCGGTCAGTGTCTGACATCTGCCAGAGCGGGTTAAACTCAAAGTCGAAATCATCCGGCAGCGGCGTGCCGAACTCAGAGCGGTGAAGGATTTCAAACAGTCGCCGGACAGGGCGACGCTCCCGGCGTTCCTGCAGCGAACCCACGTTGTCGTAGTAATTCGCCAGGTCAGATTCGCCGGTACTGAAACCGGCTGGCGACTGGCCCAGCATGCGGATCAGCGGAATACCTGTTGCACCGGCTATCTGCTCACCGAACTGGGAAAGGATGTCCGACAGGCCTGCAAACGAATAACTGTGCGTCTGGAATTCGTCGTTTTTGTCCATCAGCGTCATGCCTTCGATGGACTGAAACAGGCGGATCAGGTCGATGTGCTTCATCAGCGCGGCTTCGCGCTCATCACCAAACCCGAGAATCTCTCGCAGCCTTTCGATGCTGTAGGTGCGCAGATGCGCTTTGTTCACCAGCTGCGCCGCGCCGGTTGATGCGCTGTCGAATGCCATGATGCGATCGTAAAGGCGTTCAACCACCGACATGCCCCAGCCGTTTTCGGTATACGCCTGCTGACAAGGCAGGCCCACACCATCCATGCGGATCAGGCGGGTGTAGTGAATTTTCCACGCCGGAATACCGTTTTGCGCGGCCACCACTTCGTAATACTTTGGCTTACCCAGGTCGGGACCGGGATCGGTAATAATTTCCGTGATGGTCTGGTTCAGCACCCAGCGATCGAGCACCAGCATACCCCTGAACTGATCGCGACCGATGGTTTCCATACGAAGGGGCGACGACATATCCTGACCATCAATCAGCAGCACACCCACAGCGCCTCCGTAAAGGCGTGACCACTTGATCGTGTCGCTTAATCCTTCCCACAGTGACAGTTCTTCCCAGCGGCCGGTCAGTCGGGCTTTTGCCTTGTGGTCCATCTGCGAGGTGATGGTGACGCCTTTGCGCGTCATATCATCGGCGATGGTGTCCACGGCCGCACCCACAATCCAGGATGAGCGGTAAGCGAATTCCAGCAGCACGCGGTTGCGTGAGGTAAAGTTCGGCATATAGGTGCCGTGACCGCTGAGGTTGCCGGACTGGAGGCCCAGACGGGATACAAAATTGTCGTAACCGTCGATCGTCTTTGTCGGTGCCGCACTGTGCTGGCGCGGACGTTTCTTACGAGCCATTTTTACCCCTTGCCAGTAAATCCCAGATATCCATCGAGGTGAACTCCATCGGCGCATAGGCAATCATCGCGGAGTCAGCCAGGTTAGGCGATTTGGTGCCGTCCGGCTTTTTGTCCACGACGATTTTGCCCACGCCGTTCACCGAATAGGTGGGCTGTGAGAGTTCGACGATAAGTTTGTTTTTGAGCGGCATGCTGCCTGATATCGAAATTATTTCGTCAGGGCTGAACGGCATCTTTTCTTCGACGGCGCGCCAGGTATTGCGGAACAGGGTGCGCAACCGCCACCAGCCCTGCGCCTTGGCATTCGCGAAGAAATCTTTATTTAGCCGGCCCTGCTGGCCATATTCACCCGGTACCGCTTCATCTTCCGGATTGGCAGGTGATCCGCTGCCACGATATGGCGTGGCGGTAATCTGGCGTTCCCGCCTCTCTTTGCGCTGCTCGTTGATGACGCGAGCATCGCCTCGCGCTCCCGCCCCGAGCCCGTCAGAGTCGAACCGGTACATTTCAAGACGGCGCTGATCACAAATGCTGAAAGCCCTCTGGACGGTGCCAAAGATGTCATCGCCTTTGCCCGACCATTCTTCGATATCTTCCAGCAGGAAGCCGTGACGCGAAGTAAAGGCGTTGGTGTCTTTGCCTTCGTCAGCGACATCGAGTGCGCCCATACGCTGGCCAGTGGGCTGGATGCCCAGCTTGATATGAGCATCGACAGCCGCCTGCACCCAGGCGGACGGGATTAGCACACCCTCGACAGACGCGCTGTAGTTGATGTCGATTTCCTGTGCCACGGTCACGGCGTCGAGTTCTTCGCACTGCTTTTTATACCAGGCATCGTCTTTGCGCGGATCATCTCGCCAGTGGAAAGTAAACACGTCCACCTTGCCGCTGTGGCGGCGCTCAGCGAATGAGTTCGCCATGCCGTTGGGCGTTGAAATGTCCTGACGGCAGTTTGTGGTTGCCGATAGTGAGGCATCTACCAGATAGGGGCGCTCAAGGAACGCGGACTCATCGACGATATAGAACGATGTACGGTCACCGCGCCCAATGCCATCACCGGCTTCACCTGTCATCGCTGAGTCATTCTCAGGGAACAGGATCCTCATGTGCGGCGCGTGAGCTTTGGGATTCCAGCCGCCCCGAAACTCAACGGGCAGCAGGCCAATGAAATTACGTGCCTTGTCAAACAGCGACTTAGGCGAACCGATTTTGTCTACGTATTCCTCTTTACGCGAACCAAACCCGGCAATGATGCCGCGATTAAACAGACACAGCGATGCCGCCATGCCCACGGTCAGCCAGGACATCCCCATATCACGCGTTTTTTCCGTGATACCGGGCTTAGAGGTGCGCCAGTGCTCCACAAACCACTGTATCCACTCTTCCTGTTTGGGGAACAGCAGGAACGGGATTCGCGAAGGTAGGCCGCGCTCAACGTTACGCGGATCAACCGTAATGCCCCAGTCGATAATGAACTGGCCCGGATTGTCACGGTAAAATGCCTTCATCGCGGGCAACATGCCAGGGTTTTGCCTGATGCGCTGCAACCTCTCCATGCGCCATTCAAACACCTGTGTGTAATCAGGGTCCTTGAAATCGAATGGGAAAGGGATCGGCATATCTTAAACCTTTATCTGTTATAATCTTTTCTCTCTGGAAAACACAAACAATGGACGGATATATGGCTTTTGAAGAAGAAATCTTGGCTGAACAACTGAAATGCGACGAATACCACAATGAAGAGGCAAAAGTTAGCGGAATCGCTCAGTTAGCCGTTGATAAAGGCTGGTCAAATCTAACTCCTGCTCAGCAGAACATTTTACGTCCATTTCTCTCGAAACGTTGTGAGGGAGTTAGAGACCCCGCAGGTGTTCACAACGATTGCAAGGTAGTTTTGACTGAAGGCCAACTGAGCAATGCTTACGATGAGTATTTTCAATATGACGCACTTCTTTGCTTACATTGTCAGGATGAAGCCAATGATATTGAGGCTCACAGAGCAAGCTTCATGAAAGACTAATTCCAAAATAGGGCTGTAATCAGCCCTAATTAACATAATGGACAGAAAACCGTAGTTTAATATCTATCTTTTGAAAATGGAGTTTAATATGTCTAAGAAGTTTAATAAAGGTGATGTTGTTGTTCTTAACTCAGGAGGTCCAAAGATGACAGTAATAGGGTACACTGCTGAACTCATGTCTTTTGTGGCTCCAGGCGTGACAGAAAAAACGGTTTCACTCCAATGGTATAATGATAAAGCAAACAAATTTGAAACCTCAGCTTTTGACGAAGATCTATTAGATTTCGCATAAGCCGGTTCGCACAATGACATTATGCTAAAGTGGCCCCTGCGGGAGATATTTTCGCAGCGGCTTTTTTAAAATAATGCATCGTTACCCGTCCTGGAGAAAAAGCACTCACACGCAGTTAGCCGCTAAAGGCGTATTTCCAGATGATTTCATAGCGGAAATGCTGTAAACGGACTGCATAAACGGTGCATAAAAGCGGCCCGAAAAAGTGACGAAACCGCTATTTCCTGCAGTTAACCCATCATCTTCCGATAAAGCTCTGCGGCCTCGTCAGGTGTTAAATTAACCTGCTCCGTCTGTATTGGTCCACCTTCTGGTCCGCTGATTTCGGTCTTCGATTTCAACATACCCAGATGTTGCGCAACCATCCTCAGCGCTTCGTCCTGATTACGCGTGATTATCTCAAGGCCGAATTTGCCCTCTTTGATGCCTGCAAACAGACGCCGCGCCGCGCCGGTAGCATCTCGCGTATCGTGAAAGACCGGGCGACTCAGCCCAAGGCCATTGCAGCGCGGACAGTCAGGATTTGGATCAACCATGGCATCGTAGCCGAAACCACCAGTATCGTTAGGCTCACGCTGTTTGCGCTCGACGGCCTCCAGACGCTTTTCCTCAAACTCCACCATATCGCGCCACTGGTAGTTATGACCGAATCCCCAGCAGTAGCGGCAGCAATAGCGGTGTAGTTCAGTAAGCTGTGTTGCATCTGCAGTCGCTATGTCCCACCACCATTGCAACACTGAATCCTGAGAAATCTGCGTGCGCTTTGCGCGAGCATCCATTGCATCCCGCACAGCTTGGCCGACCTTAGCATTTCTTAGCATGCGCGATGCATTTACATAGGCAGTGTTGCCCTCGCCTTTGTACCCAGCACGCTTATAGGCGGCAGTGCGGTTGAGGTCGATGAGATATTCCTCTACGAACCGGTTTTGCTGCTCTGTCAGGCCATAACTGCGCACATCAAACTCCTGCGCAAAGCCCGGCGCATCATTGATATCTTGCTGTTGCGCAGTTTTGCTTTTGCGCACACTGGCGCTGTTTTTCTGCGCAGAATTTTGCCCAGTTTGCGCACCGACCTTTTTTATGTAGCGCCGCGCAGATGAATAATTCAGTCCCTGCGCTTCGCACCAGTCTTTAGGGGAAATACCGGTTTGGGTATGCTCGGACAGGAACCGACTGTGAAGGTCTCCCCAGTCCGGCTTTGCCATATTCAACCTTTGCGTAAGTCTATTAATTTACGATAATAAAACTAAAATTGATACGAGTTTACCTAACCTACTTAACACGACACTTAAAAGGGCGATTAAAATGACTGAACTTCAATTCATATGTGGATGGATAACTGAACACCATGTTTTATCAATTATTTCTGGAATTATTTCCGCTGGTTTTTGGGTTTTATCGGCAACTGCAAAAGCTGAACACACTCCTGGCAGGGCTGAATTGACCTTCCCCGACCCACATGATGATGTTGACTTACACCAATACTTCATGACTGTAAAAATACAATCGAAATATAATTCAATAGCTGCTTTTTCTGCCGCAGCGGCTATATTATGTCAGGCATTAGGTTGGTAAATTGTTATCTAGGTGCATCCAATATGCGCCTAGACATTATGATGTTGTTGCGGCTCTAAATCAATTTTCTAAAGCACCTCCCTATTCCCATTATGGTTGGGAGAAGAAACAATACCTTGCGTTTCCATTTGCTCTATAATTCTTGCAGCACGATTATAGCCAATACGCAAATGTCGCTGAACACCTGAGATAGATGCCCGACGCTGATTCACAACATATGCGACTGCCTGCTCAAACAGTGGATCAAGCTCTCCACTATTTTCTTCAGCTGGTTTCCACGGCTCATTTTCTTCTCTAAAAGCAGGCATAGGCTGACAACTGATTAAAACAAAATATTTTTTATCAACACCTTTTGATTCAGCTAGACTTTCGAGATATTCAAACGTTTCAGTATCTATATCAAATGGATTATTAACATTTATAAAATCAAATCCCTTTTCGACCAGAGTCCACTCTTTTGAATATTGTTCCCAAACAAGATGAAATTTCATGAAAAACTCCTTATGCGCTAAAGAGTTTAATATACATCATCAGGCGCACTCGTAAATGCGCCTTGTGATGCTTACCCCAGCTTTTTAGCCAGTGAAGCCACATCGTCAAATACAGAATCAACGTCATGGCCTGCCACTTTCAGCAGTTCTTTCACCTTTGCGAGTACGGCATCAGTTTTATCGGTTGCTGTAGTGACCGGCTGTGCAGTGGTCGCGGTAGTATCTTCATACAGTGCTTCAGACATCGTTACTTCCTCTTTTATGGGTAAAGCCCGGTCAAGTTGCCAGGCGTCGGTTAAATCTTTTTTGGCGTTTCACTCTGCGCCTCCTGCGGCTGAGCGATGACCTGCTCATCCAGTTTGCTTTTCAGTTCTTCAATCTGAGCCTGAAAGCGCTGCTCTACATCATGCCAGCCGTCACGAATAGCTGTTGATTCGGCCTCAGCTTTAACAGGACTGTTTTTCCAGCGGAACAGGCCCACCAGCCAGCCAGCAGCGAAACCAGTGACGAGCGCAATCAGCGCCCACATAATGAGTGCGGTAGTGGTGTACAT